AAGTGCAGCTTCGGGTCATGCTCGGCGGCGCGGTATTTGCAACGGACAGTATTCCGGTCCCAACAAAAGAACTTTTACATCGAGAGGAGTTGATCGCCGATGCAAATTAGTGCAAAGTTGCACACCGAGGATGAACGGCTTCATGCCGACTTCCATGCGACCGTTCAGGTCGGCGGCGACTTCTCGCTGGGCCACGCGCTCATGTGGGACAAGCAGGGGCGGCTTGCCGTGCAGGTGGCAGACGAAGCCGAAGCGGACAATACGCTCCCCATCACCGCAGCGGCGGTCTATGCGAAACTGGGCAACATCGAAGTGCTGCTCGGCACGATATCAGGGCTTTGCCAAGCAGAACTATACGATGCTGGACAACCTGAAGCTCGGCTACGGCGGTACAAAATCCGAAATGGAGCGGCTGCTGGCCGATGCCGAGGCGATCTCCGGCATCCACTACGACCTCGAATCCTATGCCGATGTGGTAGACGCGATCCATGTCATTCAGACGAGCATGGACATCACCGGCACGACCGCGAAGGAAGCGGAGCACACCATTTCCGGCTCCATCAACGCCTTACAGGCGGCGGGAAAGAATCTGCTCGTCGGTTTCGGCAACGCAGATGCGGATATGGAGCAGCTGTGCGGGAACATGGCAGAGGCACTGAAAAACGTCATCGCCAACATTACACCCGTCATTGAGAATATCGTAAAGGCGCTGCCCACGGCAACAAAGGCGTTATTGGAAGCCATCGCGGAACTGCTTCCCACGCTGCTGGATACCGTGACGCAGCTTTTTTCGCAGCTTCTGACCACCATTCTGGAGCTGCTGCCCCAGCTGATTCCCGCAGCGGTGCAGGCGGTTATGACGGTCTCGCAGGCGGTCATCGACAATCTGCCGCTGCTCATTGACGCTGCGACGCAGATGATCGTGTCGCTGGTGCAGGGGCTTGCGGACGCGCTGCCGCAGCTCATCCCCGCTGCCGTGGAAGCTGTCACGACCATTGTGCAGGGACTCATTGACAACCTTCCGCTCCTGCTGGACGCGGCGCTGCAGCTCATCCTCGGTCTGGCACAGGGGCTTCTGGACGCCCTGCCGCAGTTGATCGCAGCGCTCCCTGCCATCATCACAGGCATTGTGGATTTCCTCATTTCGGGCATTCCGCAGATCATGGAGGCGGGCATCCAGCTTCTGACCGCACTGGTGGATGCGCTGCCGGACATCATTGCGGCAATCGTGGAAGTTCTGCCGCAGATCATTGACGGCATCGTCACGGGACTGCTGGAAGGACTGCCGCGCATCGTGCAGGCGGGTATCGACCTGCTGGTGGCGCTGGTGCAGGACCTCCCGGAGATCATCCAGACCATCGTCGCGGCGCTGCCGCAGATCGTCTCTGCCGTTGTGGATGCGCTGCTGGCCTCCATCCCGCAGCTGGTGGAAACGGGCGTGACGCTGTTTATCTCCCTCATTGAAAATCTCCCCACCATCATTCTGGAGATCGTCAAGGCGGTCCCGCAGATCATCGAGGGCATCGTGAACGCCTTTACGGAGTCCATTCCCCAGATCGTAGAGGTCGGTGCGAACCTTGTGCGCGGGCTGTGGGAGGGCATCCAGTCCCTCGCTTCGTGGCTCTGGGATAAGGTCAGCGGATGGATCAGCTCCATCTGGGACGGCATCTGCGACTTCTTTGGAATCGCGTCCCCGTCCAAAGAGATGGGCTGGGTCGGTGAGATGCTGGTGGAGGGTCTTGCCGGGTCCCTTGACAAAAACGGTAAGACGGCGGTGCGTTCGGCGGAGCATCTGGCGGACGGCATTTCCTCTGTCATGCAGGGCATGACGGCAGATATGCAGACTGCTATTCCGTCTCACATCAACATGGATACGACGCTTTCCGGGCTTTCCGATGTCGGGCGGACGTCCAGCGGGCAGGCGTTCAACGTCACCATTCCGCTCACCATCGATGGCACGACGCTGGCCCGGATTCTGGCGGAAATTCAGTGGACGCAGAATGCCGCCTATGTGCGTAATCTCGGAACCGTGTAAGGAGAAATGGCCATGATTGAAATCTATAACAGTGCCGGGACGCTCCAATGCAGCTTTCCGCGTGTGCTCTCTGCATCCCTCTGCGACAAGCTGTCCGGGGAGCGGACACTTTCGTTCTCCGTCCTCGCTTCCCGGTCGCAATCGCTGTCTGTCGGCATGACCGCGAAGCTGGACGGTCAATTTTATACCGTTGTTCGAGTCGCCAAGAAGATCACGGGCGGCTTTCCGGTCACGATGGCGCAGTGTGAGCACATCACCTACCTGTTGAACGAGGAGCAGTACAACCTCGTGACCTTTGTTTTTGAGGGTACTCCGGCAGACGGCATGACGCAGCTGCTGTCCGGCACGCCGTTCTCCGTTGGTGTAATTGAAGCGACCGGGCGCGTGGAGTGCGCGTTCACCGACCAAAGCCCACTCAGCCGCCGCAGCGCGCTCATGCGCTTCATTGACGCCTGCGGCTGCGAGGTGGAGTACGATGGGTACAAGATCAATCTGCGCAGGCATCGCGGCAGCACTGTTCGCAAATCTTTGATGGACGGCGAAAACGTGACCGATCTGGCTGTGACCATTGATAGCCGGGAGAATACGCAGTCTTACGAGATCTCGCTTTTCAAAATGGCGGACCTGCAGGCGGGCGACGAGGTGAACATCACCTATACGCCGATGGGCGTGAATGTGAACACGCGCATCATCAGCATCGAGTACGACCCCTTCTACCGCTACACCGTGCGGGTGGAGGTCGGCGATTATGTGCCGAACCTGCTTGCGTCCACCGCAACACAGTTAGATCGAGTGCGGCAGGAGTTCAAGGCTGCAGACGGCAAGCTGCTTTCCAGCATCCAAACCGTGGACGGAAATCTCTCCACGCTTTCGCAGACCGTGAGCGGCTTTAATACGCGCATCGAAAACGCCGAGGGCGCAGTCTCCACGCTGTCCCAGACGGTCAGCGGCTTTAATACGCGCATCGAAAATGCGGAAGGCTCCGTTTCTACCCTGACGCAGACCGTGAACAGCTTTAAGACCCGCATCGAGACGGCAGAGGGCAACATCACCTCGGTCACGCAGACGGCAAACAAAATCAACTGGCTGGTGAAATCCGGCACATCCGCCTCTGATTTCACCATGACTGACCGGGCCGTCAAGCTGGTGGCAGATACCATTGACCTCTCCGGCTATGTGACCATCTCTGCCCTCGGCACGGCAGGCAAGACCACCATCAACGGCGCGAATATCACCACCGGCACCATCCATGCCGACCGCATCGACACCTCCACGCTGAAGGTCAAGACCATCTACTCTCAGTCCGGCAAGGTCAGCTTGAAGGAATATACCAGCACCACCATGTACATCGGCGGCGACGGTACTTGGAACTACGACTATACCTACATTTTCGCCGGAACGCAGATCAAACTTGCTTCGTGGGATGGCGTTGGCACACATGCGCTCATTGTGGAAACCACTAACCACTGCATCCGTCCCGCAACGATCGTGGACTGGGATCTGGGGAATGCCTCCTATCCTTTCGGCAACCTTTGGTGCGAGAACATTCAGATCCGCTCCGGCTCGAACACTGTTGCAAGATTTGGATTCAACAGCGGCACCTTTGAGTGCCTGTTCTCCGGAGCTGCGGTCAACCGTCTCGGCTCGTCCACCTATTACTGGGACACGGGCTACATTGAAAAGCTATACCTCAGTTCCAACTGCTATCTTTCCGCCAGTGCAGGAAAGCTCTGCGTCAACGGCACAGTCATTGGCGGTGGTTCTGACCCCAACATGGCCGGAGCAGAAGTCAAGATGGGTGGCAGCACCAGCTATTACATCACGGCAAATACCGCCCGCGAACTGAAACCGTCCTCAAGCAGCACCTCATATCCCTTTTATCTCGGTACTTCAAGCCTCTACTGGCACTATGCCTACCTCGGCTCCGTGCAGGTAAAAATCGGCTCAAGCAACAGCTCAAGGATCGGTTTCTTTTCCGCTAGTCCCATCGCACGGCAGACGCTCAGCACCTATTCGCAGAATATGGGCTATTCGTCAGCAAGCTCATCCAACTATCTGAAAATTCTGAACAACCTGGTCGGCATCCTTGTGAAATACGGGCTGATCGGCACTTAAGGAGGAAAACGCACATGAAAGTACAACTGAAAGACATCGTTCTGGCGGTTCCGGCGCTGTCCAAGCTGTCTGCCGGAGACCTGCAGCTTCGTCTGGCCTACAAGCTCAAGCGCATGATTACCGCCTTGCAGAAAGAGGCGGATTTCTTTGCCGAACAGCGGCAGAAAATCTTTGAAAAATACGGCACAGCAAAGGAGGACGGCAGCTTTGATTTCTCCGAAGAGAACGAGCCGAAAGCCGCCGCCGAACTGGAAGAACTGTTAGCAATGGAGGTCACGCCGGAGGTGGAAGCTATCGACATTCCCATTACGGAAAACCTGCTGTTATCTGCAAACGACATCGGGCTGCTGATGCCGTTTGTTCATTTTACAGAGGAATAAGGAGGAAACAAATATGAAACAGATTTGGAATGGCATTCAGGTCGCGTTCGCTGCCCTGGGCGGCTTTCTTGGCTGGTTTCTCGGCGGGGTGGACGGATTTCTGTATGCCCTGATTGCCTTTGTGGTCATCGACTACATTACCGGCGTTCTGTGTGCCATCTCGGACAAGAATCTTTCCAGTGCTGTGGGTTTCAAGGGTATTTGCCGGAAGGTGCTGATTTTCACCCTTGTGGGCATTGGAAACATTCTGGATGTCTATGTGCTCGGTGGAACAGGGGTTCTTCGGACGGCGGTCATTTTCTTCTACCTTTCCAACGAGGGTGTGAGCCTGCTGGAAAACGCCGCACACCTAGGCCTGCCGATCCCCGAAAAGCTGAAAGAAGTGCTGGAGCAGCTGCATGACCGCGCAACCGATGAAAAGGGCGGTGAAGAGTAATGGCTTACACGAACAGCCCTCTGGTATCCTACACCAAACTCAGCCCGAACCACTCCGGGCAGCGCACCCACAGCATTGACCGCATCACGCCCCACTGCGTGGTAGGTCAGTGCAGCGTGGAAACACTGGGAAATGTATTCCTGCCGAAGTCCCGTCAGGCAAGCTCCAACTACGGCATTGGCGTGGACGGCAGAGTCGGGATGTATGTAGAGGAGAAAAATCGCTCCTGGTGCTCGTCCTCCGCTGCCAACGACCAGAGAGCCGTGACCATTGAGTGCGCCAGTGATGCCACTGAGCCGTATGCGTTCAAGGATGTGGTGTACCAGCAGCTCATTGAGCTTTGCACCGATATCTGCAAGCGTAATGGCAAGACCAAGCTGCTCTGGCTGGGCGATAAGGACAAGACGCTCAATTATAGTCCAAAGCAGGACGAGATGGTGCTGACTGTCCATAGATGGTTTGCGAACAAATCCTGCCCTGGCGATTGGATGTATGCCCGCATGGGCGATCTGGCAGAGAAGGTCACGGCAGCTCTGGGTGGGCAGGCTTCGGCACCCCTGGACAACGCCCCCGCCGCATGGTCGAAGGACGCTGTGAACTGGGCGCTGGAAAACCACCTTCTGCTGGGGGATACAAACGGTAACCTCAAACTGCGGGAAAACCTCTCCCGTGAACAGTTCTGCGTGATGCTCAAACGGTATCATGATATGCTCCAGAAGTAAACATACTGAGAGTCAGGTTCTTCACTCTCAGTTAAGCCCTCTGCGGATTTTTTCCGTGGAGGGCTTATTTTTTTGCCAAGTTCACCCTGACAAAAAGCCTTTTTATCTGTGTATAACGAGAAATGCTATTTACAGAAAAGGGGCATCGCTATGACAGAGAGCGAACGTAAGCATATTATTGAGCTACAATACCAAGGCTTTGGCTATAAAAAGATAGCTAAGCTGACGGGGATACCGGTAAACACAGTAAAATCCTTTTGCGCCAGGCATCCCGTGCAGATTGAAGAGTTGCAGGAATCAAATACTCTATGTCGAAATTGCCAGGCTCCGCTTGAGCAGATACCGCATAAACGGAAAAGGCTGTTCTGCTCCGAT